GGCAACTCTGCCAGCGGTGCGTTGCGCTTGTTCCGGTGTTTGCCCTAAAGCGCGGGCTGCAGGATACGTGGTCGTTTCAATAAGTGCAGGAATTGTTTCAAACGGAATGTCTGCTGCTGACGCTGCGCCTTGCCCTGCGGTTCGCAATACATCTTCAGCACCAGAAATCGCCCGCTTAAAAATGCTTTTAACCTTCGGCGTTGCAGGCTGCGCTGCGGCTTGACGAAATGCCTTATCAACCGACAACGGATTAAAATCCTCTATCGACGGTTCCTCGTTTGCCGCTTGCGGAACTGCGGATCTTGATTTTGCACCGGCTGATTGTCGGAATACGGCGTCAATTTCCGCAGGATTCATGCCGCTTAAAATCGGGTCTTGCGGATCAGCGGCCATTACTTGCCTCCCGCCAACTTATACAGTCGAGCAACATTTTTAAGTGCTGCTTTATATCGTGGGCTGTCTACGCCGCCAAATTCTTCTGCCAATTCTCTCGGCCCGTTTTTATCTTGATCTCGGTTATAGGTCACATCAATTATTCGCGCCGCATCCCGAGACAATGCGTTATTCCAATCATCACGGTATTGCGCGACTGCGATCGGGTCTTTTGTGGCATTAAATACGTTAGTAATGCCCATGTTATAAAACCGCGCCATTGTCGCAAGCGATCTATTTAATCGCGCAACCGACTTCAATGCTTCCGGCGTCCAACCTTTATGTCCGGTTTGTTCCTCTCCAATTTTTCTCGCAGAATCAGTATTGAATCCTGCTGTTTGGGCAATGTTAGTGGTTTGTCGAGCAAGAAAATCGCCAATCTTGTCGTAATTGACGGCGGCTTTAGACGGATCAACAAACTCGCCAAGAACTGCATACCCGCCGCCCAAGTTACGCAATGTTTCCGCGCCCGTTCCTGTGGCAATTTCACCGCTGTCGATAATGCGAACAATTTCGTTGTTGTTGGCTAATTGATCTGAAACTGATTGCGCTGCGGCTCTTGCGTCATTGCGGATTTTTTGTCCTGCTGCATAAGTTTCTGCTGTTTCACCCGGCGGCAATCGGCGTACTGTTCCTGTGGCTGCTTGCGGGCCAACCGGCGGCATGACGGGGCCACGACGCGGAGCCGTAGCACCAGCGGGCGGCGCAACTGCACCACCTTGCGGCGCACCAGCAGGGATCGGTATTTCGCCGACCATCGTGCCATCAGCCGAATAAACGTATGCAGTCGGATTGTTATTAACGTCAACGCGGCCGGTCGGTTGTACGCGGCTACCCGGCGGCAGACTAATCGGAAATCCTGCGCCTGCGCGTTCAACACGCGGGGCCATGCCGCCCGTCTGCTGCGTAACGGCAAATGGCTGCAACGTCGCACCAACGTTTTGCATGGACACAGACGGCGCAAATGCGGCTTGTTGTTCTGTCGGCGTCATTATGGATTGCGCGGCTCGAATCGCTATCTGCGGCAACGCATCACCGCCGGGCATACGCGAAATTAAATTCTTGTAGGTTTCGACGGCTTTATTCATGTTTTGGTCATCGCCGTACTCTTTGGAAAGTTGATCTAATTCTGCCGAATATGCTGACGGTTCTTTAACGCCCGCACGACCCAAAATTCCAAGACGCGTTGACACCACTCGACGAGCATCAGTTGTAAGATTTCGAGTCGCAACATCTGCCGCCGTTTGCGCTTGCGACACTTCTGCGATGTTCTTAACAATATCGCGGCCCGTTAGCGGTGCAAGTTGCGGAACGGCGGCGTTGACTTTGTTCAAGTCCATGCGGCCATCGGTCTGGAAGTTTTCGGGTTTGCTGAAAAAGTCTTGCAATGCCAGCCGTTCGCGGTTTTCTTGCTCTTGTTTGGACAACGTAATCGCGCTTGAGCGATAGGCTTGAATACCACGGGCCATGTTGACCATATCGGCCAATGACATTGCCTCCGGCGGCTTAATCTGCGTAGCAACCGGCTGGATCGGGTTTACGTCAAAACCTACGGCCATAATTTAATTCCTCTTTAGCCGCGTGGAATGGGGCCAGTCGGCGTCACTTCGGGCAACAACGTATCTAACTGCGAACGTGAAAGACCCATGCCGGGATCGTTACGCTGACGCATCAACTGATACATCCACAACGAATTACCAAACCCGCCTAATCCACCCGCGTAAGCGTTCGCAGCACCAACTTGACCGCCTGCCAAAGCATTCGCCGCGCCGGTCGTAAGGTTTGCCATTGCGCCCGTACCCGAACCCAACGCCTGCCCGTATTGGCCGATAGCGGTCTGGCCGATATTGGCGATGCCCGCAAGACGGTTAAAAATGTCCGACTTCTGTTGCATCAGCGCGGGCAGCGCAACGCTGGTCGTATAATCGGCTGCAAACTTTTGTGCAGCGCGATCCATGTTGCTACCACCGCCCATCGCGTTAAATCGCTGACGAGCGGCTCCGGTGCCTTGCCCGACCATGAACTGGTAGCCGGGCATATTTTGGATTTCTTCAGCGGTAACGGGCGTCGAGAAATACGGCAACATTTCGTTGATGCGCGTTAATCCTGCCTCACCCGTGTCGCGGTAAGATTTGGAAAATCCTTCAATTTTGTCTAACGCGGCTTGTATTTGCGCCCGCGCATCTGCGGCACCTTGAGCCTGCGTCCTAGCGGCACCTCTAGCCGCGCTGCCCTGCAATGCGCCGCCGATAATGCTTCCTGCTCCGCTAATGATAGGTGCGAGGAGTGCTGTTTCGATGCCCATGTTATTGCTCCAATACCAGTTTGCCGCTGTCGGTCGGCTTAAATCCTAAACGAGCCAAAATGCCGTACATATAGTCGTGACCGGGTGTTACGCGGGTCGATGTGCCTTTGCTGCACACTTGCCGCAACAGCCCTTTGGTCGCCCACTTCCTACGCCACTCGGGGACGATGGATACGTGAACTTCGTCCTCTTTTCGATACACCGCGCCGATGCACTCATCGCCGCGCATAATGGCTTGAACGTGCCAATCCGTTAGAGCGTTAAGGTACGTGTCAAAGTCTAACGGTTCGCTCCAATCCGTGGCGCGATAGCCTACGGAGAGCGCAAGGTCACGATCATCAGCCAGATGCGTCATGTGATGAGTTTCCAATCGCCTGCGCCGAAGCCGGTGCGGTACGAAATATAACCGCCGTTGCTGTTGGTATCGACGTACAACTGGCCGATATACAGCGCGTTGTTGGTCGGCGAACTCAACGCCTTGGACACGTTTTGCTGAACGATCATGCCGTCGCCGCCCACCGCGAACTGCGCCGTCTGTGGCGTAACGGTGCCGCCCGACGAATACGCCGTGTATGAGGTCGAGTTGATCGCGCCCAACGTGATCGTCGTCGAGGTCGTGGCGGTGACGTAGGTCGTGACGCCGTTGAGTTGCGTCATGCCGACGATGCCGGACAGCGCCACTTGTGACCCAATGGTGATGCCATGCGCCGACGAGGTAGTGATGACGCACGGGTTGGCCTGCGTGATGCCCGAGATGCTGGCCGCAGTCGTCTGGCGCAACACTTGGATAGATTGACCGGTCTGACGCTGCGTGATGACTTGCAGCGTGACGGGCGTGCCGGACGACGAGTTATTGTCGTTCAGCACCATGAACGGGTAATACGTGCCGCCATCGCCGTCGCGCTTGTAAACGATCTGGCCGGTTACCACGCCGTTCCACGGGAAGTATCCGCTGATGCCCGGCGTTGTCCACGAAGGATCGGCCATGTTCGTGCCGGTGCCGTTATCCGTCAGATTGCGCGTCTGCGTAATGGCGGTGTAGTAGTTGCCGCCGATGACGGTATATCCGACGTTGGTTCCGACATCAAAACCGTACACGGTGTAAGAACCGTCGCCTTCAATGCGGTTTCCCCAGAACACGTTGCCGTCGGTAAGGTTTGCGCTTGATGCGGTCAGCTTGGCGAAATAGGTGGTGTTTGAAACCATGTCGCCGTGGCAAGCAATAACTTGGTTGCCGTTGCTGTTTTCAATCTTCCAGCCAATGCCGTTTGAATTCACCGTGCCGGTGTTGTAACGGCAGGCATAAAACGTGTGCGCGTTAGACGACGTTCCGGTTAGCCAGTAGCCGGTCGTGCAAAGGTTAGAGGTGACGTTGTAAAAACGGTTGTAGACCGACCAGCCCGAGGTGGGCGAGTTGATCTTGACGGCGGTCGTGAAGCTGTCGATCCACAGCGAGGCGAATTCGGAATAAGACACCGAGTCAAGGTCAAGACCAATCGTGCCCGATGCCTTGTTCGCAATGGTCATCTCCATGATGCCGATCTTGCCGATGCGGGTGCCCGGCGTGACGTTGGAGATAGCCGCGCCGCTGCCGTAGTAGTTGATGACGCTGGAGCGTTCGCCGTTACCGACCAGCTTGACGCCGTTCGTGACCGTGAGGCCCGAGTTGATGCGATAGACGCCCGGCGGGAAATACACCGTCGCGCCCGAGATGCCGCCCAAGCCCGACGAACCGCCGCTTGCCGGGAGTGCCGCCGCCGCGTTGATCGCGTTCTGGATGGCCGTGGCGTCGTTGGTCGTGCCGTCGCCGACCGCGCCGAAGTCCTTGACCGAGAGCATATCGCGCAGACGCGCCTGCACCGTGCGGGCGGTGGCCCCCGTGCCCGTGTTGATGTAACCGATCAGCGACGACCCCGAGGACGCCGCGAGGAGCGCGAGCGTGGCAAGGTCGGGGCCGTTCAAGTTATCGACGGTGTAGATTTCTACGTCGTCGGCGTCGGTCAGCTTGAGCTTGTACTGCGCGGTCGTGAACCAGATGCTGGCCTCGCCGCGAGTGTTCAGAATGACGGGATTCGCGTTGGCGACGCCGCCCGTGTAATCCGTATAGGTCGCCTGCGGGGTGGTCGTGCCAGCCGCGTAGGTGTAAACCTTGCCGCCCGCCAACGGGTTGCCTGCATTGTCGAAGAATTGCAGTTTCGGCGGGGTTGAGATCATTGTCGGCATAAAATTACCTCGGAATCAGCGTCATCGTCGGGGCGGTGACGTAGTACACCTTCAGAGAATCGCTAGGCGATAACGTAAACATCCCGTAATAACTGCCCGTGTTATAAAAAGTTGACCCATCTCGGGTAAATAATAACTTTGAGACGCCGCCACCGCTAATCATAACGTCGGCGATAAAGCCTGTCGTGTTCGTGTAAGTAAAAGGCGACGCGCCGACCGTGATGGAGCTGGGCTGCGCGACTGTTCTGGACGCAAGCGAGATCGTGATCGACCCGCTGGCGTTGGTGATGTCTATGCCGCTGCCCGGCGTCAGCGTGTTGAGGGTATAGCCGGTGCTGTTACCGATCAGCAGCTGTCCGTCCGTCGGGGTGGTAAAGGTTCCCGTGCCGCCCGATCCGGTCTGCAAGGGGTTCCCAAGCTGGATACCGGCGACCCGAGGGTACTGAAGCCAGACTTGCCACTCTCGCGCAGGGCGTCCCGTCAGTTGGTCAATAAACGGGCTTTGCGGGTAATTGATGTTGGAGTTAAAGCCCGCCATCAGTTGGCCCCGGCGGACGCCTTGAGGTTAGCCGAGACGATGACCGCTTTGACGGGGTCGGAGACGGCAACCTCAAAAATGCGGTCACGCGACCAGCCAAGGCGTCGCCAGATGGCGCGGTTGGTATACCGGCCCATTTTGCCGATGCTGACCCAATGCTCGGACGACCATGTGCTGCCGCCGTCGCTCGACCAGCGCAGCATCGCCTGCGGGTCTTGGCCCTGCCCGTCGTTAAGGCCCACGCCGGGCTGGAACTGAATCTGAAGTTCGTCGAAATACTGCCGCTGGAGGTCGGAGACGATGTGCGGGGCACGGCGCAGGCGGCGGATCGGCTGGCCGTCGTCGGTGTACACGTTATCGTCAAGGGCGTAGATCTTGCCGTTTTCGTAGTCGCCAACGACGTTTAGACCCGCGAAGAACGCGCCACAGTTGGAGCGATGGCGAGTGTATTGCGTGCCGTCCCAATACAGCCATTTGTGCCAGACGCCCGAGGCGGTGTCGTAGACCCATGTGAGGTCAATAGAGGGCACCGTAAGGACGTAAAACTCATGGCCCGCCTTTTGGTAGGTATAGGCCACGGCATCCGATACGTCGGCGTCGGCGAGCGTCGTCTCGACGGCGTGGGTTGAGATGCGCTGGTACTGGTAGCCGTTCAGCATCCCGATGGTGTTCTTGCCGCGGGTGTCTTTGCTGACGAACATGAACGACTCGCCGAACCGAGCGAGCGACATGGGGGCCGCGATGCCGTGCTGGGCGGTCGTTCCCGAGACGCGCTGGAACGGAAAGGTCGTGATGCCTTCGATCAAGTTGCCAACGTCTACCCACACTTCGGTCGTGTTTTCGCCGAGCAGATAGACTTGGCGGTGGTCAACAAAAAGGGCAACAAGGTTGTCGGGTGACCCGTCCTTGCTGCCAAAATTTCCGGTCGTCGTGAACGGCGAGGCAAGATCGGTCACCGCCCAATTCTGCGTGCCCGGCTGGTTGTAGACGACGTAGTTATCCACAACGTCGCACGACGTAGCGCCTTGCCAAAGGCCGTCATCGTTCGGCACAGGTTGGATTTGGGTCGTGCTGGACGACCAGTAATACCGTCCGCCCGAGTCCACGATGTACGCCGTGATCCCGTAGGGCGCGTCCATCTGGTTGTCGGTGATGGCGACATAGCCCGAGATGCTGTTGATCGTGCCGATGTTGGTGGCTTGCCAGAGCGTGTCGATGGCCCAGACCGTGTTATCAACAATAATGACCAGATACTGCCCGCCCGACAGCGCACGCATGGCGCGAACTTTGCCGGTGCCGAGCGAGGCTTTCGTGGTGAGGCCGGGCGTCGGATACAGCGCAACAATGCCCCGCTCACCCGGCTGCTTGGTCGGGTCTACCTCGGGGTAAAAATTGATGCACTCTTGATCGTCTTGGTAAATGCTGGGCGCGACGTAAGAGGCTCCGACGAAGCCGAAGTCAGCCATTACGCGAAGCCCCCGTCCATGATCCAGCCCGCGTCCTTGGCCTTACCGAACAGCAGATACTCGGGGTAACGGGCGATCTGCGGCGGGCGCATATTGGTGCGCTTGACCGTCGATTTCGCCTGCGCCGCATATTGCTGGATCATTGCGATCTGGATTTCGCTGGCCTTGCCGTACATGGGCATGAGGCGCTCGGCGAGGTTCCAGCGCAGCGCCATGTTGTAGCCCTGCGGGAGCTGGATCGTGTCAAACAGCGACCCGAACTGCCGGAACAGCGTCGAGGCAAACAAGTGCATCTCGCCCTGCGCCGGGTTCGGCCAGACGTAGACCGTGCCGAGAAGCTCGCTCGGCTGGTAGTAAACAACCTTCGGCCACGGGCCGTTTAGCGACTTGAGGCCGATGCTTTCATACTCCTCAAGGCTCACGACCGAGATCGGGTAGTCGAGGCCACCGCCATAGATCGGAGCGCCGTTGCTGGTCGTGGTGACGCGCACGAAGGCCGACTCGATGGTGAGCGGGCGTTCGTAATAGCCCGTCATGGCGGTGCTGGCGACGCTTTGCGAGCGGCTGACGGTGTAGGTGCCGAGTTCGTTGACGTTGCCGCCAGCGCCCGAGGTGAAGCCTACGATGGTCGTGCCCGAGGCGACGCCCGTGCCCGAGATCGTCTGGCCCATCGTGATCGCGCCCGAGGTCAGCGCGGTGACCGTCAAGGTCGTGCCGCTAATGCTGCCGGTGAAGGCGCTGCCGACTTGCCCGCCGGGGCCGATGGTGTACTGGATCTGGTTCTGCACGCACGGAAAGATGATCTCCGTGCGGTAAAACACCATCATGTTTTCGTTCGACCATTGGGCGCACATATCGTTCAGCATATCGAACGCATCTGCTGCGGCCTCGGGGGTCGGCGTCTCCCCGGCTTCCAATGCACCGATGTCTTTAAGGGCGCGGCTGATGATGTCGATAGGCTGCGTCATAGGTCACCCGAGCTTGAAGGTTTTGGGAACCCACGGCGGTGAGTCGCTGGTTTCGTTGGCGGCTAGTTGCCGCTCCAGATCGCGTTTAATTGTACATACGCCGTCAATGACCGCCTCGGCCTCGATCCAGCCTGCGATCATTTCCTCGGTGGTGTCGGTCATGGACTTGGTTTCGCGGAATCGCCAGTTGCCTTCGGTTTCCACGGTCTTGCTGCCTTCGCTGGCGATGACGCGGTAGTGCGCCTCGACCAGCGTCGGGCCGTCCATCGTCACGCGGTCAATCTTCCATGCGAACGATGCCATCACGCACCCCACGGCAGAGGTTTCGACACCACGGGCGGATTTAGCATTTGAGCAAGGTCATACGCGACCACGGCCTCGGTCTGGTCTTTGTTGAGGCCGCGGGCATACACCCAGCCCAATACCTCGGCTTCCGTAAGGTTTGCATACGGCACGAACGGGTCGCCGGGGCTATCGAAGCCCATGCTGCCCGAGATGATGGCGGTCTTGCCGTCGGCGGATGCGCTGCACGACCATTTGACCGTGACCACCACATCCGGCTTGCCGTCCTCTAACGGCTTGACCAGCATTTCGTCTACCTTCCAGATCGCGCTCATGCGGCACCCATTGTGACTTCAAGCCATTGCCCGGTGGCTTCATCCCAAGAATACATTTTGCCGTCCGTCGGCATAGGGATCGGGGCTTCCCACTCCGCCGTGCCGACGTTCAGCGACCACGACGGATACGGCTTCGGCGCGATAAACGCATCCAGCGTCGGGTCATACGAATATCCGATCCCCGCGTACCGCTTCCTCATGTTGCCGTTGTACGAGGTTTGCACCCAGTTGCCGCCGAACAGACGCTCACAGAACGCCTTGCCGATGCTTTCTTTTTCTACGCCGTTTGCGTCGGAGGTGTCTTTGTTTCCGACCACAATCACGCGCAAAACCACGTTATTTGCGTCTAATTCTGCAAAGTGAGCCATGTTAGTCCCTCAAGTGCAAGGCGGTCAGCGATTCTTCGCTGCCGGCCAATCCAACCGGAAAAGTGTTAAACGCAAGGCTAATGCGTTCATCGCCCTGCACCGTCTCAACCATGTGCGTCAAATGTGACGGAAACAACAGCAATTCCCCGGTCGCGGCCTCAAACCACCACGATTCCGAGTTATATAGATTCCAGTTATCCGTGGTCAATTTTATCTGCTGGTAGCCGTCACGGTAAAAATAAATGCGGTCTTGATCCTTTGCGGCCTTCAAATACAGGACGCCGGAAACAAACGAATTCGGATGCGCGTGTTTGTGATGGTATTCGCCGGGCTTGGTGTAATTCAGCCATGACTGCGTGACGCGGAGCGATACAGCCTCCTTGGGGGCATATACCGCCTTGACGTACTCATCAACCGACGCCTGCACAAATGCCATAAGGTCGGCCATCGTGTCATGGCGCAACACATAACGGTCGTTGCTGGTCGTGTTGCCCATGTTCTTGTGCGTGGGCTGCGCGGCGACGAATGCGGTTTCGTCGTCGGTGAAGTCGCGCCCGAGCGTGAACTTGGCGACCGGCGTCGGAAATATGCCGTGTAAGTTCACGAATTCATCGCCTGTTCGACTTGCTCCATTTGCGCTTCCATCGCCTCCTGTTGCTCGGGCAACAAGATCGTGTTGATGGAATCCTCAAACGCTTTGAGCTTCTCAATGGTTTCCATGACTTCTTCCATTGAGGGTTGCGGGCGCGGATCTTCCCAACGGGTAAACCCTACGCCACCCGTAATTTCCCACTTCGCGCCGGGGCGCAGCAAGTGCATAGCCGTGTTGATGCCTACAAGTTGATAAGCCTTCATTAGTTCACCTTCAAAATAACAATACCGGAGCCGCCTGCAAATCCATTAGTGCTTGGGCCATCAGTCCATGCACCACCACCACCGCCGCCGCCCGTATTTGCTGTGCCAGCAGTGCCGTTGCTTGCTGGAGAACTTGCAGTTGTTCCATTACCACCACCGCCAGCGCCACCAGTTCCGCCTGTTGTTGCTGGAGTTGTTGACCCGCCTCCGCCTCCTCCAGCATAAGTAACTGATGTGCCAGAAATTGAAGAAGCAGTCCCTGCCGCTCCATTTCCGCCTTGCCCGCTTGGGCCAGAATTTGATCCGGCTGCGTTTGCGCCACCGCCGCCGCCCGCTCCGCCGGGGCCAACATTTCCAGAGCCACCATTATTCCCTTGGCTTGGACTTACAGACGGGGTATTCCCCGTTCCAAAAGCGGCCCCGCTTCCTCGTCCGCCACCACCAGAGCCGCCATTTCCAGCCGCAATAAGACCCCCACCTGTTCCTTGTCGGCCTGCGCCACCACCGCCGCCTGTGCTAGTAATGGTGCTAAATACGGAATCGCTGCCATTACCGCCTTTGCCTGCAGAACCACCAGAACCAGCAGTACCGCCGCCGCCAACGGTTACGGTGTAATTAGTTCCGGCAGTAACGCTTAAAGCGGTTCCGGTGCGGAACCCGCCTGCGCCGCCGCCGCCGCCAATATATTCACCACCACCACCGCCACCCGCTACGACAAGGTAATCCACCGTCGTTGCGCCAGTCGGTGCAGTCCACGTTGCTGTGCTTTTGAAGATGATCGGAGTGCCAAAGGCCATTGCGTAAGAGACGATGACGATGCCGGAGCCGCCATTTCCAGACGTAGTTGACGTTCCTGTTCCTCCGCCACCGCCGCCGGTATTGGCTGTGCCATTCGTGCCGGGAACAACAGGCGAAGCGTTATTGCCTCCGGCACCGCCACCGCCAGACCCACCGGCTCCGTAATTTGTAGTTGAATCACTAATGCTACCGCCGCCACCACCAGCATAGGTGACAGATGCGCCAGAAATAGTTGAGGCAGTTCCAGCACCGCCTGCGCCACCATTTGTAGTTGTTCCTGCGGTTCCTGCGGCTGATGCACCACCGCCGCCGCCTGCGCCGTATGCGGCGGATGTTGGGCCAGTTGCGCCATTATTTCCTTGGCTTGGCGATGTAGATGGAGTATTTCCAGAGCCTGCCGTGCCGCCTCCGGCTGTCCCTCCTCCAGAACCGCCGTTTCTACCGTTTGCAGCATACCGCCCCGCGCCACCGCCGCCGGTTGCTGTAATAGTGCTAAATACGGAATTGTTGCCGTCGTTGCCTTGTGTTGAAGGGCCAGACCCCGTGGTATTTGCACCGCCACTTCCAACGGTAATTGTGTAATCAGTTCCGGCCGTTACACTAAATCCCGTTCCAGTTCTAAATCCTCCGGCACCGCCGCCACCGCCGCTATTACCAGTTCCGCTTCCACCGCCCGCGACAACCAAATAATCAACGGCAGTTACGCCCGTAGGCGCAGTCCACGTTCCGCTGGCAAGGAATTGCTCAATAACGGTGTACGAAGGCAACGGCCATGTCCCGGCCTTGATGTACTGCATGGCTTGGCTCAACGTCCAAATGCCGCTCGCAGCCGAGGTCGTAGGCAGCACGGGCGACTTGGTGATGAACCCGCCTATGTATTTTTGAGACATTAGTTGACCTTGATAATTACGATGCCGGAACCGCCAGAACCGCCCGTTGTATTTGGCGTTCCAGAATATCCTGCTCCGCCACCACCACCGCCACCAGCAACAACTAAATAATCAACGCTGGTGACGCCCGTAGGCGCAGTCCACGTTCCGCTGGCAA